GATCTGAACGTCAACTTCAACCCAGCGGATACGATGACGGATGAGCAGCTTATCGAGCGCATCCGGTCCCTTGATGCAGCCATCAGGCCTTTCCTCGATGCTGAGGGAACGAGCGGAACTGGCGACTCAGCTGGACCGGCGACTGCGCACTAACAAGCTTCGCCTCTATCGACCGTATTCGAAGCAGAAAGAATTCCACAGAGCCGGCGCAACGCACAGCGAGCGTCTGTTCATGGCGGGCAATCAGCTCGGCAAGACAGTAGCGGGCGGTGCTGAATGGGCAATGCATCTCACAGGTCGTTATCCGGACTGGTGGGAAGGCGCAACATTCAACAGCGCCCCGTTGCTCTGGGCTGGTTCGGTTACGGGCGAAAGCACGCGTGATAATCCGCAGCGTATTCTGGTGGGGCCTCCAGCCAAGGAGGAAGAGTGGGGCACGGGATTTATTCCTGCTGACTGCATTCGTGATCGCACTCGCGCTGTGGGCGTTCCCAACCTCCTCGATGCGGTCGTGGTTCGCTGGGGCGGTGGGGGCGACATTCAGGCGGGCGAAAGCATCATTGCCTTCAAGGCTTATGAAAAGGGCCGCGAGAAATGGCAGGGCCCGACAGTGGACGGCATCTGGTTCGACGAAGAGCCGCCAGAGGACATTTACTCCGAGGGCTTGACCAGAACCAACAACGGTCAGCGCGGCCAGTTCGCGCAAACGACTTTCACACCCCTGCTCGGCATGTCCACTGTCGTCGGCCGGTTTGTCATGCCTGCGGTTGATGATCCAGGTCAGGACGCTCGCATCATCACGTCGATGACGATCGAGGATGCTGAGCATTATACACCGGAAGAGCGGGCAAAGATCATCGCCAGCTATCCGGCGCATGAACGTGAGGCGAGATCGAAAGGCATTCCATCTCTTGGCTCGGGGCTGATCTTCCCAGTTTCAGAGGAAGAGCTGATCTGCAAGCCATTCACGATCCCGCCGATCTGGCCGCAGATCATCGGGGTTGACTTCGGCTACGACCATCCATTCGGCGCAGCAAGGCTGGCATGGGACAGAGATAACGATGTCGTCTACGTCATGGCGACATACCGCTCACGGCAGACAACGCCGATCTTCCATGCTGCCGCGCTGAAAGCCTGGGGTGACTGGATACCCGTAGCGTGGCCACACGATGGCCTACAGCACGACAAGGGCTCGGGCGAGGCATTGGCTGCCCAATACAAGGCTCAAGGCCTGAACATGCTTCCAGAACGGGCTACGTGGGAAGATGGCGGCAATGGTGTTGAGGCCGGCGTGACTGAGATGCTGGATCGAATGCAGTCCGGTCGCTGGAAGGTGTTCGACACCTGTGCCGACTGGCTCGAAGAGCGGCGCCTTTACCATCGCAAGGACGGCAAGATCGTCAAGGAACGAGACGACGTTTTGTCGGCCTCTCGCTACGCGCTGATGATGTTGCGTGAGGCGAAGGTGACAAAGCCAAAGACGCCAGAGAACACCCGCGCCAAAGCATTGGCCAGGAGCATAGTCTGAAATGGCCGCAAAACCGAAGCGAATGGGAGAGGAGGAGCTTAAGGCGCTTGTACAGCGCGAAATCTCGCTCGCTGATTCCAATCGCTCGATCCTGCTCAAGAAGCAGATCACCGCGCTCGAATACTACCAGGGCATCATGAAAGACGTTCCGGCCGAAACCGGGCGTTCGTCTGCGATGTCTCGCGATCTGGCCGACACTCTGGGCTGGATTCTGCCAGGCATCATGCGCGTTTACACCGCGTCCGAGCACATGGCCATTGCCGAGCCTGTCAGGCCAGAGGATGTCGAAGGCGCAGCGCAAGCCACCGACGACATGAACTACACGTTCTGGAAGGACAATGACGGCTATCGCATCGTCTACAATGCGACGTGGGACAGCCTGCTGACTGGCGACGGTATCGTCAAGGTCTATTGGGACGAGACGCCGCAAGTCGATATCTCGGTGCATACCGATCTTTCCGACGATCAGATGACCATGCTTCTCGGCACCGATGATACGGATGACGAGAAGATCGAAGTGCTTGAGCATACGCCATCTTCACCGATGGATGACGACGGGCAGGGCGGTTTTGTTCCTGACCAAAACCGCACGCATGACGTCAAGATCAAGCGCACGCTGACGGCCGGCAAGATTTGCGTCGAAGCCATCCCTCCCGAGAACTACGGCAAGGACGGCGACACCAAGACCTGTGACGAGAGCAAGTTCCAGTATCACCGGGAAATGAAGACCCGATCTGACCTGATCAAGATGGGCTTCGACAAAACCAAGGTGATGGCGCTGAACAAGGTTTCGGACGAGGAAACCACAGCCGAAATCGCCCGCGACCAGCGTTCCAAGCAGGAAGACCACGATCCTTCAATGGATCTGGTTGATCTGTTCGATTGCTACGTGCGCGTTGACATGGATGGCGATGGTATCGCTGAGTTGATGCGCGTCTACTATGCGGGAAACCGAGAGGGCGGCGATGTTCTCGATTGGGAAGAATGGGACGATGAAATCCCATTCGATAGCATCCCCTGCTCGCCGATGCCGCATAAGTTCGAAAGCGGATCACTCGCCGACGAGACGATGGACGTTCAGCGCATCAAGACCGCGATGCTGCGCCAGGCTCTCGACAACACCTACGCGACCAACAACCCGCAGCGGTTTGTCGAGGGCGAGATCACCAATCCCGAGGAGCTTTTCTCGCCTTCGTTCGGTGGCGTCATCTTCGGCAAAACCGGAAGCGCCATTACTCCGCTTTCTGTGCCGTTCGTTGCCAATCACGCCTATGACGCCATCAACTACATGGATCAAGTCATTGAGCGGCGCACAGGCGTTTCGCGCACGACCATGGCGCTCGATCCCGACGCATTGCAGAACCAGACGGCCACGGCCAACCAGAACGCAAGGGATGCAGCCTATTCCCAGATTGAACTGATCGCCCGCAATCAGGCTGAATTAGGCTGGAAGAAGGTCTTCCGCAAGATACTGCGCTTGCAGATCAGGCATCAGAACAAGGCTCGCATCATCCGCATGCGCGGCAAGTTCACGGTCGTCGATCCGCGCCAATGGAATGCCGACATGGACGTGACGATCAACGTTGGCCTTGGAACAGGCTCGCGCGATCGCGACATGATGGCATTGCAGCAGGTGTTGACCAACCAGACAGCACTTGCACAGCAGATTGCCGCTCTTTCCCCGGCCCGTGCCATGGAAATGCTGCCCTACATCACGCGCACGCTGATGAAGCAGGCCGAATCCGCCGGCATCAAGTCGCCTGAACTGTTCTATCCCGAATTGACGGAACAGGACGTGCAGCAGGCACAGCAGCAGATGGCGCAAGCGCAGCAACAGCAGGCCGCGCAAGGCGATCCGAAGGTGCAGGCGGCTCAGATTCAGGGCCAGACCAAGCTCCAGGCAGCTCAGATGAAAGCCGCCACGGATTCACAGAGCGCACAGCTCAAGGCACAGAATGACGCCGCCTATAATCAGCAGAAGGTCGCGGCACACTTCCAGCTTGCCCAGCAGAAGGCCATCAATGACCAGGAGTTGGGCATTGCCGAGCTTGGCTTGAAGCGTGAGCAGACCGGCGCCGAATTGGCGATGAAGAACAAGCAGATCGAGGGCGAGCTTGCCCTGAAGCGGGTAGGCGTGATGCACGACATCATTACGCCGGTCCACATCGGTGGCGCGCCCGGATGACACTCGTTCGCTCTCACATCCGATCATCGATTAGAGGCCCACTATATGGGGCCACGACTGGCAAGTATGGGCGTACCGGCACGATCGCCGATTTCACTCAAGACGTCGACTGGACAGTTCCATCAGTTAAGGGTGGGCCTCAGTCATTCTCGGGCTCTCCGGGTGCTGGGAATCTCTTTCGTCAAGGCGGCAATGCAGTCGTCTGTTATGCCCCCAATGCGTCTGGCACGTTGTCAGCAATGTCATCAACGGCCTTTCGCCGTACCAATCTGGGCGAGTGGCAATATCCATCTATCAACGTCCGCAACCTGTGGAATCGCGACCTGACGAATGCTGTCTGGGTTGCCACCAACGGAACGGCGACAAAGAACCAGACGGGAGCGGACGGAGCGGCCAACGCCGCGTCCCTGATAACTGCCACCTCTGCTAATGCGACCTTCCTTCAAGCAACCACCAATGCATCGGCAAATTGGGTGTTCCAGGTCGATCCTCGTCGCGTGTCTGGAACCGGCACGCTTGAAATGACGATGGACGGCGGAACGACTTGGACCGTTATCACCCCGGCTAGTTCCTCGTTCGACGTGATGAACCCGAAGGTCATCAATCAATCTGCCGTCACAAACCCCTCGGTTGGTTTTCGCATCGCGACTTCCGGCGATAGTTTTGCCGTTGATTTCACGATGCTCTTTGCTCAACCTACGAACTACCCGGCCAACACCCCTATTCATAGCCGGCCAATCACCACTTCGGCGACAGTCCAGACGTTCCTTGAGCGCGCCTACGCGTCCTTTCCAGACAATTCGCCCCTTGCGATTATCGCCCGTGGCCCTTTCGCGTTCTACATCCAGCAACGCGGTTACCCGAACCACCCGATAACGTCGGCTTCGAATTTCCAGGTCAGTGTCGCGCCCGACGGAACAATCAAATTTCAGAATGGTGCATCTGGTCAGTGTGTGACCACGGCTGGCATCTGGAAAACCGGCTTGAGCCAAGTCAACAAGATTGCCGGCTGGTGTGATGGGTCTACGCTTAAAATGGCCGCGAACGGCTCGCTGGCAGGCGCTGCGACCGGAACAATAGGCCTCGACCCAGCGCTCGATCACTGGGATCTCGGCACAAACGGTGCTGGGGCAAACTCAATCTTCGGTATCAATGAGCGGACCGCTATGGGGCCGAATCTCA